GATGTTGCGCGTGATCTGCGCGTCGGCAAAGTTACCGAATGCGTCTGTCGCCACAATCTGCTTCACGCCAAGCGCATCCAGCAGATAGCCGGCACCGATATTCTGCATGGTGTACGGAAATCCTCCAGCTTCGTAACTGTAGGTCACCAGGTTCCAGTCATCCGAACTGGTCCCATAAAGCACAGATGTCTTGTTTGCAGTAGCGATAATCAATGCAGCCGTAGTCTGCGAGCCGACCATCGGCATAAACCCCGTGATGTCGTCACCCATGGCCAACTCGCCGGCGCCAGCAATGATGCTGAACTGATACGGGGAACCAGGCCCGCTATGCTGCGCGGATCCGGCAAAGCTGAAGAACAGATGATTGTTGTGGGCAATGACGTGTGTAGGTGTGTCCTGCGCCATGCCGGTATTGATCGGCACGAATACATCGCCATCAAACTCAAATCCACGATGCACACCACTGACGCCATACATGCGCTTCTGTCCAGCCTGTCCGCCAAAATTGTGATCTACAATCTCATAGCGCCCATCAGGCGCCAGGGTGATTGCAGAACTGTTACCGGCAATAGTGGCAAGATTCGGTGATGCGCCGACATTGATATTTTCAGCCTGGAAGGTGCCTGTTTGGGAGCCAAAAATAAAGCGTCCTGCAGCGGTTCCGGCACCCCATGAACCAGATTCAAGAACGACACGCGTAACCACCGCTGTTGCCCCAGATGTCGCCCCGGTGATGGTGTCGCCTTCCGCAATCTCGGTTGAACCGCTGGTGAACACCAGCTCAAAACCTAGTTCTTTCTTTACCCAACCTGAACCAGAACTCTCATAAATCTCAGCTGCTGAACCGCCGGCATTATTTCTGAATGCATAGACCTTGCCTGTACGGGAATAACGATGCACGCCAAGAACATCACCACTGCCAGGCACTGCCGCGATATCGTGGCGGTATTCATCCGCCGCGAGATTCATGTATTGGGCATTGAGTGACTGCGTTGAGGCACCGCCAGTGATAGATGCTGCCGTAGCGGTCGCTACTGTCACAGCAGAAACCTGTATTTCCTCGCCGCTCTGGAATGTTCCTGATGCCTTGGTGAAAGCGATGTAGTCGGCACCGGCTGCAATCACGACGCCTGTTGCGGAACTGGTCAAACCGGTGATTATGTCTCCAGCCGCCACGCTTCCAGCGAACGTACATGCAAGAATGGCATAGATAGCACCGGAGGGCGCGGGCTGTCCGTCAAAGCGTTCGTATCCAGCAATTCGCCGGTAGCCACCATCAATATCCACCTCGAAGTTGAGCGCGTCACGGCACATTCCATCTGGCATGGAAAGTGGCGGCGTGACGAGATTGAGCCCGCCGCGCAGCGGGAAATACGAAAACTGGACTGGCGGCAACCGTTCCATCAAGCCATGGCTACCGGATTAACATTTGGATCAATCACCATGGAGCTGGCCAACAATCCAGTTGGGTTTGCCTGCTTGGTATCAGACGCCATGCGCATGTCGCGGTTAACCGATGTCTGCAGCTTCTGCGCCAAGGCCTCGTACTGCTTGCCGAATTTGGACAAATTCGCTCCAGGGGAAGACTCGTCCTTCACCATGTTCTGGAAGTCGAACTTGTTTTCCTTGTGGGCGTCCATGCCAATCTGGTTGGTCTGGGTATTGGTGTTCAGGCCAAAAGCATGTTGAGGCTGTAGTGCATCACGCATCTTCTGTTCTTGAGTAGGATGTGCGCCACGACTTGGTGTATTCCCTGCCTTGTAACCCTGAACATCGCCGGCCAAAGTAGCCATTTCCCCATAGGCCAGTTCCAGGCTATCGAGGTTGCGGTAACTGTTATTGATGCCGCGGCTGGTGCGATCAACGAAGTCGCGCTCTTCTTCCAGTTGCATGATCCGCTCGGCCCGTTGACGCTCACGATCATCAAGCGGTTGTGCCTGGCCTGTAGGCAATCTGGTCGGAACCTTGCTGGCGCCCTCTGCTCGCAGCTGCGCCAGTTCCCTATCTAAACGAGCCATGTCCTTGCGTGCACCTGGTTCAAGATCGTGCGCAAAGTCCACACCCTTACTGTTGCCGGTCTTGCTATTCATCTGCTTCTGCAGCTGGTCAAAGCGGTCGTTGTACTTATCCACCTTCTCATTAAAGCCGGATTCATGCTTGTTGATCTCACGTCCCAATTTGTCTGCTTGACGTGCCATACGCTTGGAACGGCCACTCATGTTGCCTTCCATGCTTTCATCCAGTTTGCGTGCGCCCTGGGTATCAATGCGCTTGATTTTGTCCATGCGCTCGAACTTCTTGAGCCCTTCGTAATACGCTGCTGCCGCCTGCTTCTTGGCTTCGCGTTTGGCTTTGCTGGCACCGGTCGCCATATCAATCTCCTAGCAGAGTGGTTCCGCCATTTCCATGGGCGGCAATTGTGTGGCTTCTACCTGGTTTTTGTAGAAGCGTTTGTCTTGTCTTGCACGTGCCAGAACCTCGGTCGCTGATTCATACAACGCATATTTCTCAAGCGCCGCGGCCACGATATACAGGTGATATTCTTCTGGCATTTCCGGGATATCCTCATCCGCGGCAAGTGTCTGTGAGGCCTTCCAGTAGTCACCGCGAACGGTGTATTCCCCATCCGGTTTTGGACCAAGCAACAACTTCATGTCGGGCGCAACGGTGAAACAAACAGGTCTCGTCGGCGTCTGCGTACCTGTCATGTAAACCATCAGGTAATCATGATAGGAAATGAATGGGATATAGAATTCGTTGGCGACGCCTTCGCTGGTCTTGTAAAGGCGTAGTGTTGTGCGGTCCCACATGCGGAAACGTGCAGCAATGTCGGCTTCCGATGCAGAGTAATCATGATCATTGGCTACAGTCTGGAAGGAAAACGAACCTCGCATCCACATCCAGTTCTTGCGCGTCAGCTGGATCTCGGTCCATGCCGAGATCACCCAATCCACCACACGGCGCATTTCGCCGCCCTGATTGAGCACAGATGACGGGCCGGTACCCGAGATACCGGCCTCTTGCCTTACGCGCTTGCAGAGTTCCAGAAAGTTCATGCGCGACGACGCAGCAGATCAGACAGCCACTGACGGCCTTTTGGGTTTTCGTCACGCACAACCTGGAACGGGTACTTGAGCGAAGAGACACGCGGATGTTCGATGTAACGCTCACCGTTATCATGATTGACCTTCTCTTCGTTCTTTACCCGCTCGTCACGTGCCATCGCCAGCACCTCGACATACTTGCGAGGGATGACGATGTTGATACCGCGCGGCAGGTATGGCGTGCCACCAGGACCGGGACCGCGACCATTGACCGAGCAATACACCATCTTCTCGGCATTTTTGTCGCTGGAGTCGGCAATGATTATTTCGACCTTCTCTTCCAGGAATGCCAAGGCCGCGGCTTTTTCCGCTGCGTTATCCAGGTTGTTCTCGATGACGATATCCGAATCTTCGTCATGGCGTTCGCCGACCTTATCAAAGATGGTGACCGCCCCTTGCGCTACATCCAGCTCGCGGGTATCCGTGACATTTGAGGCAACAACAGGGTTGTTGATGGCATTGTTTTCAGCGTTTGTCTGGTTCTGCGTTTGTTTTGCAGGTGCGGCAGCTGGCGCTGCTTTTACTGGCTTGTTTGCGGCAGCTGGTTTCTTTGCTGCAGCCTTGGTTACTCGAGCCATTACGATCTCCTAAAGTGAGCCCATGGGGGCCGAGTCAACAAAATAGCGCGCCCCACTTGTTCAAATAAAAAAGCCCGCCGAAGCGGGCTTTTTAGACGCAGGCTTGTAGCTTAGGCAAAGGCCCGGTAATGGCAGGTCTTGCTTGCAGCAATTACAGCCAGGGTAGCGTTCTGCGAGACGCGGAAACCAGTTTCCGTCAGGGTGATACCCTTGTTGGTGGTTTCCAGCGTGCCGGTGCCAGCTGCAGCGCGTTTGATGCAGGTATCGTCCGTCATGCCTTCATAGTGCTCGACCGAGATGCGATCCGTGATGTTGATGAACTCAACATAACTCGGTTTGAAACCACAATCGATCTCGATGTAGTCGGCAGCGGTAATAGCGGTCGCATCAAACACAACCTTGCCGGATTGGAATTGTGCCTGACCCTGATTCTTCTTCTGAGTCAGGGCGTAGGTGATATTTTCAGCCATGATTATTTCCTTTCATTAAGAAAGCTGGAATTGATTACGCCGTAAGGTTGAGCGCGGCCGGAGCTACAAACGAGCCGTACGGAGCCACGACTACCCTGATGGTGGTTGAAGCCAGGTCAAGGGTGCCGCCGGTTTCATTCTGCAAACGCACGGATACCGTGTTAGCGGCCGATACATAAGCCGTCACAGTAATCCCCTGCAGGTCTACGCCGAAGGACACACCTACCACCAGATCACCCAAGGCAGCGCCCGTAACGGTAACCGTAGTAGTGGCGCCAGCAGCATCGACCAGCGATGCGGCATCGTAGGTAGCGGAGCCTGTGAGCAAACCGGACAACGGTGAACGCACGGCTACCAGATCGGTGCGTACTGCGTCGAACAGTGCCCTGAGTTCCTTACCCATCAACTTGTCCGCCCACTTACCCAGACGCTGTTTGATTGATTGAGCCATGATCTTTCCTTTCAATTACGGGGAGCCGAAGCCCCCCTATCGGTTAGAGACTTGGCGTACCAGCTTCAATCACAGCCATCCAGCCTTGATTGAGCACCAGCGCATCCATGTAGAAGTTGGCGCCGGCATAACCGCGCTGACCGAGAGGATCGGACTTATCCTTGGTGCCAGGGGCAATCCAGGTGATGTCCAATGCGTTCACGCCGCGCAGAGCAACCTGGCCCCATGCTTCCTCGCCCACGACGATTACAGGGTAAACGTCGATGTTGGTGCCGGTGGTGGAATACAACCCGGTTGAACCAACGGCCGCACCGCTATCGATGTAGGGTGCGAGCTCAGGAGAGGTCACGAAGCGGAAGTTCTCGACCGAACCAATTTCCTGATCGCTGATGGTCTTGCGGGTACCGTAATCAGCTACCGGGATGAAGCCTGGAAGATCGCGGATCGCCGGGTCCATATCGGTGCTGCAGTACACCACGTAACCAGCCTCGACCGAAGAGGTGCCATAGTTGCCGGATGGTGCCAGCATCTTGGTTACCTGCTTCGCGTGATACTTCTTCAGGCTCTTGGTGACGTTGCGGATCAGGTTCAGGGACAGTGACTCGTCCACGGTGCCGCGGTTGGTGCCGCCTGCATAGAACTTGTTGGTGCCTGCCTTCACTGCTGCGTAGCAGATCATTTCGCGGATCTGGCCGATGGTTTCACCGATTTGCTGACGCATGTGGCCTGCAATGTCGTCTTCGTACAGATCGAAGGCCTTGTCGGTGATTGCATACAGCACGCCGTACTGTTCCAGCTGCGCGGTCACATCGGTGTAGCTGATGGTGCGTGCGGACGGGGTGACGCCTTCAGTCAGCTTGTAACCGTCTGCGAAGGTATCGACATTGGCGCCGGTAATCCACAGATTGTCAGTGCCGCCTGGTGGCAGAGCACGACGATACTTGACGGTATCGCCAGAGTTTTTCGGCATCTTGAGCTGCAAGCCAACCTTGGTCAGTACCTCGACCGGCATGGCGTGCTTCAGGATCTCGCCTTTTACGATTCCAACGCGCTGAGCGACGGTGGACATTTGTTGAATAGACATGATTCAAGTCCTTTCTATTTTTTGAAAACCGAGTTGAAACCGTCTTCTTCCGATGCCGGACCGGCTTTCACCGCGCCCTGCGTCGTTTTAGGCGGTATCGCATTCCGCAAGCGCTGCTGGCGCTGTGCGGATGTGTTTTGTTTCTCGTTACGCCAGGACTTGAACTCAGTGAGCTTCTCGGACAGGTAAACCGCGTCCCAGGAGTTCTCAATCTTTTCTTGCTCTTCCTTTGGTTGCGATTGCAGCCAGGTTCGGAACTGGTCGGACGCGTACACATCCACATAATCCCGATGCTGAATCTTCAGCAGATTCATCTGCATTTCGCGTGACAGCTCTTCCTTGACCTCCGAGACGCGTTCTGTAACACGCTGCTCGACAACATCTTCAGATAAGCCACCACCACCGCCGGCAAAGTCAAGACCGCTCAAATCCTCGGCCAACATTTCGGCAATTTCAGGGTAGTCTTCACTCAGGCGCTTGAACTGGTCCTTCGCAACCTTCATGGCTGCGCGGTTGCCGCCGTTCTTCTGCAGTTCCTTCAGGGCACCATTGAACTCACCGATCTTGCCGTGCATCTTCCGCATTTCAGCGGCTGACATCTGCTCCAGCGTATCGATCTTGGCCAGCTTCTCAGCAAGCTGAGATTCTGTAAGCCCTGCGAACACTATCGGTTCTTGCTGCTGCTCTTCACCGGACTGCTCTTCTTGCGAGTCGCCTGCCTGTTCGGATGCTTCAGCGCCTTCCTCAGCCTGGTTGCCTTCTTGGCCTGCTTCTTCATTGACGGGGGGCTCGTCGCCTCGCGTCTCTCCAAAGCTGGCTGCAAAAGCCGCGGATTCTTCCGCCTCAGCCTGTGATAGTTGCTCTTCCTGGTCCTGCTCTTCGTCCTGCTGAACTTCCTGAACTTGCCCAGTCATTCATTTCTCCTTACCAGTCGAGTGGTGATTTCTCAGCGCTCGATTCACTACTTGGGCCTGGGTTATCCAGGGCCAAAAAATATTTCAGTACAGCTATGCGCCCACGAATGTTTGCGGTTTCGATTGGGTCGCGGTTCGCATCATTCTTCTTGCGCTCCGCATCCAATCGATCTTCCATTTGCCCCTTGAGCT